GAGCTGCAGAGATCTACAGAGGCGCTATGCCCACACTTTCCATGGTGGGCGAAGCTGCCAAGGTAATTGTTGTCTCCACGCCCGACACCGAGCAGGACTGGTTTGGGCAGCTCTGGCACAACGACGAGGGCGGGTGGAATAAGGTCGCGATTCACTACAGCCAGCATCCGATCTACGGAGCCGACCCTCACTGGGCTTCGAAAACGCGTGAGTCTCGCCGTATGACTACGGCGGCATGGAACTCCGAGTACGAGCTTCAGTTCGGCGCTACTGACACTCAGATATACCCCAATGAGCTGATCAACCAAGCTGCGCGAGGCCACTGGCGCGAGTGCGGGTCGTTTAACCGCAACTACGTCATTGGAATTGACCCGAACGCCGGAGGCAGTGACTACTTCGTAGCAATTGTCTTGGACGTAACTACTACGCCCTATGAGGTTGTCGGTATGTACCGAGAGAACGGTAAGAGCACCGATTACAGTTTGAAACATGTGAGCGAATTAATAGAAGACTATATGCCCCAACGAGTAGTTGTAGAAAAACAAGCTATGGGATCCGTTATAGCCGAAGCGCTTCAGCATATATTACCGAACTATGCCATCGAGACCTTTAATACCAGTCGTTCTTCTAAGACCGTAGCTACAGACCGAGTTCTTTACCTACTCGAGCGCGATGAGCTGATCTATCCATCGGGCATTATTGCTGATGAGTTGCGTGCGTTTCAACAACAAGAAAATGGAGCCCGAGAAGCTGTGAATGGAGCACACGACGATACTGTGATGGCTTTGGCGTTTGCTTGTTCACTTATTCCCGAGACACCAGCCATTGCAAGCTTCTTCGATAATATCTAAGAGGCAGCAGCGCGCCTTATTCGGTCTCTCATGATGTCTAATAAATTAGTTTCACAGTTACCTGAGTAAAGATGATCAGGTCTGACGCATTTTCTGCAGTTACAGCGATGACACACGACTTCAGGTTCAATGCCGTAAGCCAGTAGAAAGGCAGCTCTGTGTGATTTCATGGTCTTACCCTGCCAATTAAATTGTCCATATCCACCTTTTGTTATGTAGCCAGTCCATAACCAGCATCGTGTATCCATACTCTCTTGTACTGGACCGTTGCGATCGACCTTTTCCCAAAACCTCTGAGGTAGTGACCGATCCACGGTGCAGTAGCTACCACACACGTATCTTAGTTAAAACGTAGAAGCGTTCTTGACAGAGCCCCTTAAGATAGATTTGTATTACCGATCGCGTCAGAAGCGGTACGCGTCGGTGGAGACTCAAGCAGCAGCCCAGTCTTGAGTCTCTTCATTTAGCCACAGCTGGATAGCGTGCTCTCGGTAGGGAGACCACCAGTTCTGTTGCCTGAACCAGAGCCGCCAATCCACTTCGCTTCCTTTTGACTGGTTACAAAAGGTGCAGCAACAGACGAGATTTCCTCTGTCTGTACGCCCCCCTTTACTCCGAGGCCGTACGTGGTCAAGCGTGTTTCCTGGGCGACCGCAATAAGCACAAAGGGACCCCCAGCTACTGAGGATCCCTTCACGAAATTTCTGCTTAGCTTGCCGCTTAGTTAGGAGACTCGATCCATCGATCTGATGGTCAACCATTCCTTATTAGGTGGCTTATTCAGCGTAGCCAAGCCGGCATTCATAGATATGCATATATAAGTTACCAAGTGCAGCTATCAGTTCCCATATACAGCTATCAGTTCCCATGTAAACTAATCAGTTACGATAGCCACTTGCATCTGGTAACTGATATGCATGAGCTATTGCTAGAAACCGCTATGCTTAACACAGCTCCCCAGAGCACGACCGTTCCATGACTACCGAAACATCAGAAACTTTCCGGAATGATGGAGCGTTAATTAATACGCTAACGGGTTTAGGTGTAGGCAAAAAAGATAAAACAACAGCTACAAAAGTCCGGTTCAACACACTTTTATCCGAGGCTGAGCTTGAGTCTCTATACACAAGCGGCATCCCCCGTCGATATGTAGACGCCATTGGCGACGAGATTCTCCGCCACGTTCCCACCATTTCATTAGGTGGAGATGCAGCGAGTGACAATGCCGACATGGTTACTGCGTTTGAGCAGTTCCTACAGGCTTCTCAATTTCACTTCGCCCTTTCAGAAGTCATCAAGCTGCAGCGTCTATACGGAGGCGCAGGCCTTGTTCTGCTTATCGACGATGGTCTGCAACCTGAAGAGCCTGTTGACACCAAACGCATCCGGGCTATTCGTGGCTACATCCCACTCTCACGCCATGAGCTGATACCCGAGGACTACTCAATTACGGACTATTCCCGTCCTTCGCACTATCGGATCACCACTAGTCAGCGAATCACCCCAGAACAGACCAGTGGCTACGTGAATCTCAAGATTCACCACACCAGAGTCGCTCGCTTTGACGGTCTTTATCTGCCCTGGAACCTGCGCTCTCGCAACACAGGTTGGGGCCAATCTGTCCTGCAGCTGATCTGGGAGTCCTTCAAGCGCTACGAGACCGCAATGTCGGGCCTCGAGTCTATGACGTCTGATGCTGACGTATTTGTGCATAAGATTCCCGGACTCTTTAACCGGATCGCTGCAGGCAACGAAACCGATCTACGTAAGCGCCTGGAGGCCAACAATCTGAGTCGCAGTGTGTATGGAGGCATGGTTGTCGATACAGAGGAAGACGTCTCCTTTATCAACAGAGCCCTAACCAACATCGCTACAGCGGCTGATCCTTTCGTGAAGGATCTTCAGGCGAGCACTGGGTGGCCCGCTTCAATTCTCATGGGAGACTCCCCCGGTGGTCTCGGTAAAGAAGGCCGTTTCGAGGAGCGGATGTGGGCGTCTCTTGTGGTCTACTGCCGCACGCCTATCACAGAAGTCTTCACTTACATCTTTTCTTCGCGCGAAGGACCAACACGAGGTCGAATCCCCGAGTCCTGGTCGGTCAAATTCCCTTCAATCTTTACCCAGACCGATAAGGAGAAGGTCGAACTGATGCAGATAAAGGCTGCTTCAGACATTCAATATCTGCAATACGGAGTGCTCAATGCCATCGAGGTGCGTGAGTCGCGCTTCAGCGGCACCGACTACAGCATTGATACGAAGCTGAACGAGGCCATCACCGAACAACTTGCTGTCTCAGCCGACGCACAGTTCCAGACGCAGATGGCTGGTTATGAAGCTCAGCTGAAAGCAGCACAACCCCCCACAGGTGAGCAGGGAATCCTCCCCGATGGTGAAGAAGCTCAGGCTTTACCTCCTAGTACTGAGGATGGACGTGGGGATAGCCACTTCGATTCCGCCGAGGGGCTCCGCATCCGCGTCACGCATCGTCACGGAGACGTGGTAGCAGGTCCACTCGTTGGTCCTGACGGGCAACGCATTGATAGCAGCGCTTCTGCTCCAATCCTGATCATCGGACCACATCGCACCCGAGCACGGAAGCTTTACAGGGCGCGATTCAGCCTAGATAGTGCTATTACAGACGGTCCTTACACAACAGGATTCAACGCACTGCGCGCTGCAAAAACTGCGGTGCAGAAATTGTTTCCCGGTCAGAATGTAGTAGGGCTTTCACTGGTGCCCGAAACCGAGGCCGATGCTTTCCGAGCCTACAACGAGGGGTACTGATCAATGACACAACCAAACATCACACCCCAGGGTTTTAGAACTGCGGCTTATTTAGAGACAAAAGCTCGCATGGATGCGGCTCGCAGCCGAAGCGGTAAGACTTTACGTAAAGTTACATGTACCCCTCCTAATGTCAAGTGCGGGGGACGCTGCATTCCTCCTAATTGGGATTGCCGCTTGAAAGGCAAAGGCGCAGACCCTGCGTTGCGGGCGGTTCGTACCGACCCTGTAAGCGGGCTGGCCAACATTGAACGGGGAGTTAAGCGTATTGCTAAAGGCGTGCGCAAGGGAAGCTTCTCCGAAATTGAAGGCGGAAAGCGTGCCATTGTCCGTGGTGTTGTAAAAGCCACCCCTGGTGATTTACAGCGCAAGAAAGAGCTTCAAGCCAAGTTAGAGCGCAAGGCTGGTGGGATTGCTGCGGGGTTAGCCATCGTTGGTTTCGGCCTGTTTAGTCATAACCAGCTGAAGCGCGCTCCTTTTTACAGAGACGGGGTCGGCCGGCAGATCGATGATGCTGTTTCTGCCAGTATTAACCGTGTTCTTGACGTAACTCCGGGATTAAGAGGAGCGAGGGCGGAGCGACGAGCTGCTGGTAGGTCCGCTGCAGGTGCTGCAGTCGCTAGAGCAACGGCGGAGGCAGCTAGAGGTCCTGAGGCGATGCGAGGTGCCGTACTTCGTACGCCTACTCAACTAGAACGTCGTGCTACAGAGTATGGAAATGCAAAAGTCTTAGAAAACAAGATTAAAGCGTTAGATATTGAAGCTAAAGAGTTAGATATGAATGCCTCTACATGGAGGCAGAAGAACCTAGAAACTTTTTGGGGAGCTACTCGTACTAATGCGGGGGGTGCAGGTGACGGAAGTACCTTTTCCGAGCCCGCTACAAATGCATATTTATCTCGTCAGTTTGGTTTTAAACTTAAAAAAGGTGATGATGCTACAACTGTACGACGTTCTGTTGCTACTGCGCTAAACCGTGAAGCACGCAACTTACAAGCGTTAGCACGACAAGAAGGTGTAAATCTTAAAGATGCGAATTCTCGCAATGCTTTTTTAAATAAGATTGTAGGGTCTAGTACAGCTAACTTCCCCGATGATGTACGAGACAGAGCGGTAAGCAATCTAGATAAAATTCTTGGGGATTCTAGTAGAACAAAATCTACTGCAGTTAGTCGTAAGCAGCTCGCAGACACGCTTTACAGAGATACTCGTGCTGGTTTCGATAAGTATTTTGGGCGAATCGCTGATGAAGTTCGTCAACCTGTAGGTGCTGCTCTTTCAGCTGAGGCACGCAAAGCTGGCTACAGCGATTTGTTGACTAGTGCACGTATTGGGCAGTCGCGCTATTTAGCCAAGAGCTTGAACAAGCCTGAAGCAGTTGGAAACAAGATGAGTCAAGGCCTTAGTGATCTGGTGGCTAAGGAGTACTACTCCAGCAAGGTCATTGGTAGCCCTACGTTTACAGCCACAGATCGAGAGATCCGGCTCGCAGCATCCGAGCTCTCAGGGCGCAGCTTCAGCACTACAGCTCCTGCGGCTGATTATTTGAGGAGCAATGGCTTTGAACGTTTGACCACTCTGCGGGGCTCTCAAACCCGAGTCCGCGCAAGCACACCTTCACCTGAGCGCCCAGACAGACCCGCGCGGCGACGTTCGAATGCTCAGCGCATTGCTGACTTAATGCGGCAGAAGAACAAGGATGGGACACCTAGGTATGCCACGCGTGAAGCTGCCGAGGCCGCGCTTAAGCGTATGCGGAAGGATGAGCTTCAACAAGCGAGGATTGACGCGTATCTAGCTGTAAGAGAGGACTTGCGGGGAAAGCCCTGCGGGGCCTCGCATATTCCTAAGGCCCATGAGTGTAAAAAAACTGCAAGCGGAACGTCTGCTTCTGAAAGCAAATCTTCTAAGTCCAGCAGCCGTGGTAAGAAGTTAGCGCTTGCGGCAGGAGCTGCGGCTATTGCAGGGGCTGCTGTTGTAGGTGGCAAAGCAACTTTTAAAAATAGGCAGAATATACCTTTGTACAAAAGTACAGCAAAGCATATTAACAACGGTATTCAAAAGATGTCTTCTAAAAAAGTTAGAGATACGATTAGTAAGCTCCCTGAAAAATATCAAGGACCGGCTAATAAACTGCTAGGCAAAGCCAAAGTAGGTTTGG